TTTAAAAGGAATTGGAGATATCTGCCAATTTTCTACTACTGCATTTTCATCAAAAATCTTTCTTGCATCAGAGGGATCTACCACTTCAGAATTCTTATCTCCCGCAGGTCCTACTTTAACTTCGTATACTTTTGGAGTCGCAAATCCACCGAAAAGCATTCCTATCTTAACACAATTTTCGTCTGAATCTGCATCAATTGTATGGACTTCAATATTCAATGGTATCGGCCGATCTGTATAGTCGTCTTTATCCCAAGTTTGTTCAATTTCTCCAGACTCTTTATCAACCCATAAGATTAATTGCTCCGGACCATCATACGGCATCGTAGACGTTTTGCCCTGAGTATTGGTCGTCCCTTCGTACTCATCAGGCATATTATAAGTTACAGTTTTTTGAATATGTGCCATTTTCTTAATTTCTCCTAATATTATTGATAAGTCACTTTAACGAGGCCGCCAGCACCGAATCCGCCCCAACAAGCACTAGATGATCCAATGTGATGACCCGCTCCTCCTCCACCTGGAAAGGCTGAGTGAGAAGAACAACAAGCCATATTACCAGTACAGAAGTGTTTGCTTGATGATGTTCCTGATGTTGTGAAAGGGCCAGCCGCACCGCCTTGATACACAGTAGAATCAGCACAACAATTATACTGTCTGTGATAAGATCCAGTGATTCCTCTGAAACACATATCTCCGCCGTGAGTAGCTTCATTACAGTTATGAGATACCCAGCCAGCATTGTAGTTTCCTTTATCACATTGTAGATTACCTTGATGACAACTATAACAATAGTGATTTACATCCCAAGAAGTAGAACCTCCGTGTCCGCCAATTGAACAGAAATTAGATAGTCCATCTCCAGTTATCCAAGATGAACATCCGTGTCTACAGTTTCTATTACAAGAACAACAACAAGAACAAGGTGATGTTCCACCAGCACATAATGTATAAACTGACTCAGAGCCCGGAGCTGAATCAAAGTTTCCTGCTTGTCTACAGAGAGTTTTAGAGTTATAGTTACCCCCTGCACCGCCAACTCCCATATCATAATCTCCTCCTGATGAACCCCCGGGTCCACCACCAGAAAGTATCTCGAAATTAATGATTGATGTTCCTGTAGGAACAGTCCATTGTAAGCAACATCCACCATTTTGAACTGACCAATGAGAATTGTTGTAAAGGAAAAAATATTTCTGGTCAGTAGAAACGTGTGTTGCGGCAAAATCTTGAAGTTCTAGCAATCCTGCGGCTGTTGCGGCATTTACTTGATCAATATTTCCAGCTTGAAATGCACAAATCTCTTGCTGAGATTCGTATAAGTGGTTTGCCATTAATTCTAACGCGGCGTCCGTATTTCGGGCCATTGCGTTCATTTTACCTAGAGTTAGTATATCCATTTTATTTTCTGTCCTGTTCTTCGTCAGTTATGTCTTCTCGTTCCCCAGCATTGCTCTGTAATACTGAAGTGTGCGGAAAAGATGAAGGAATAAATAAACCATCAATATCCTTTAATTGATCAGGAAGATCACGTAATTTTTGTCGCATTACTATAATTTCATCCTGTAATGCTTTTGGAACATCAGCGGCGGCAGCAATGCCATCTGTATTCATCAAGATTGTATTCCTGTGATGTCTAACATCGTGCATATCGGAAGGTCCAAGTATATCAATATTCTTATTTTTATATAGTTTCCATTCGCCATCTTCATAAGTCGTTTTTGTTTCATCGTATAATTCGTCTGGATGAATAGGATAATGCCATTCAAATTCAGCATAACCTTCAGGTGTTGGAATTGTTCTCAATTCTCGAGGATCTTCCTCAATACCTTCAGGATAAATATCAGTAAGATGCTTTACATTACCTGTCTCAGAATCTCCAAAACCTTCCCAACCACCAAAGTTGGGATTTGTTGATCCTAAATCCATTTCATTATTATGATAACCAGAAATCACTTCGCAAACAAGAGGTTGTTCTGCACAGTCAATAACGACTTCATCACAATTCAATCTACCCGGTCGACCATCATATGCTTCCCATTCTCTTAGGGTCACTTCTATTAATTTGGTTTCTTTATCTATCAGAGAAACCAACCTGGCTGGTCCGTAGTAATGTTCTGATACAGATTCCATAGTCGTACCTTCTAGATAATTGTCCGTAGGACAATCATAGGTATAATCTACGTGTACCCATTCTTTCCAAGTTTCTGGATTTGCTTCTCTGCTCATTTTTAATATCCTTTATGCGTATGTTATTCTAACTAAACCAGGTTTTCCAGGAGAACCGAGACAATTGCAAATCCAACCACTACATTTTGATTTTTGGGCATTCACTCCGCCTCCACCGTGTCTTAGAGTTCTGCAGGGCGTTTCGCATCCACATTGAGCTCCATACCATCCTACTTCCTGCATTAATGAATTATTCAATCCTTCTGAGGTACCAGTTGTTAACCATCTACCACCACAATGACAGTTATCTCCGTAATAGGCTGCTTGGCCGTGACTGCCTTGAACCCAGTCATAGCTGGTTTCTGTATTACATTGGTTGGGTGAACACATAAACTGTCCGTGACATTCACCGTACTCCATCCAACAAATATTCATATTACATTGACAAGTACAATATATATTGTATCCGCCTCTTCCGCCAATTGCACAAAAGTTCTGAAGACCTTGACCATTTACATATGTTATACAACCTCGGATCTCTCCACAACAGGCTTGCCAACATCGACTTGATCCATTACCACCATCCCCTAAACAAATAGAGTATACTGTACCTGTATCAAAGGCGTGTTTGTCTCTACAAAGAGTCTTTCGAGAATACATTCCTCCAGAGGAAGCACAAGATCCGATATCGCAATAACAACCCTGACAACAATGACCTGCACCTGCTCCTCCGCCTCCCCAGGCTTCAAACTTAATCGTTCTAACTCCTTCTGGAACTGTCCAAGAAGTTGAACATCCACAAAAACAACAACAGCCTCTTGCACAATCGTTATAGAATTCTCTTGTTTGTACTCCTATATTTGGGCCAGCCTCAAGAAGAGCGTCTACACCTTCTTGCATAGTACCTTGGAGTTCAGTTTGCATATTTACTTGAACATCACAAGTATCTTTTAGAGATTGAAAAGTCGCATTAGCTAGATATTCTAACGTGACGTCCACATCCCGCGCCATTGCGTTCATTTTTCCTAGTGTTAAAATATCCATTAGTCTTTTTTCTCCAAATTTTTAATATTCATTTCTATTTATATTAACTATATTTATATAAATTTATTATGTTTCCCAAACATCTTTGAGAGTAATAATACCTCTCATATCTTCGAGATTACCATCATATCTACTAGAAGTATATAGTAAACTAGCAGGAGTACCCAATTTCCAAGATTGAGTTTTGAATTGCCAATAATCATTCAATGTGTGTCCATTATTATTCTCGAATTGAATCATTACACCATTTTTAAAGTTGCTATAGATTGTACCAGTATCAGTAAAAGGAGAACCTGGGTCATTTGCTTCTGGACCATATAGTGCTAAATCAGTATTAACAAGATTAATTTGACTGCCTAGCAGTGCCACTGGTCCTGCAACCATTACAAGAGGTGTTTTGTATGCTGTGCCTGAATTAGTTATTTGAACATCTTCTACATTTCCGTTTATTCCTAGAGTTGCAGTACCTTCAGCACCGTATCCAGTAGGATCGGCGTGAGCATCTACAAACACGACTCTTTGTTCTGCACTTACATAATCTTGCCAATCTTCGACAATAGATACTCCTCCTATACCGTTGTTTAGTACGACAGTACCAGCAAATCCATTACCAACAGACACATCTGTAGAGCCAATTAATCCTCCAGGATCAGCTACTACAATATGAGGTTCATCGTAGTTAGTTCCTCTCGCGGAAAATATGATATCTGTAACAACATTATTAAGATCTGGAGTTAAAACAGCACCTGTTCCAGTCTCATCTGGATCATTAATAATGAAAATGATATCGTTATATCCAGTTCCACCATTAGTCACATTTATAGCCGTTATTTGTCCAATATTAACTTCTGGATGCCAGTAAGCCAATGCTGTTTCACAGGCACTTATATCTGTATATTGAGGATCTTCACAATAACCATCAACATATTCTGTACTAATTATTGGTTTCATTATTGCTCCAGAACCAAATACTCCTCCAGATCCAGTAGCATCAAATGCTATAATTTTTGTATGTATGGAATAACCTGAACCTCCATCTTCTATAGTGACTTCTCCAACGCTACGATCTGTAACTACAGAAGCATAAGCTCCTTCGCCAGGTCCAGATACATCAATTATTTTTACTGTATCACCGAGTATATAGCCTTGTCCAGGTCTATCTACAGCAACGTTAATAAGATTCCCAGAGGCGTTAACAGTACCAATTCCTCTCATTCCTCCGCCGGTAGAAGTTATCATATCTACATAGACTGAGTTATCTCGTACCCAAAGAGTTGCGGTTGTTCCTGCATTATGCGAATCGTAGAGATCATACTTGTCTGTGATTTCAGTTTCTTTAGTAATTACATACGAGAATGTAGCATTCTGAGGAATATCTCCTGAGTCAAACATTCCATCCTGATGTGTAATAGTATGGGGTGAAATATCAAGATTTGTAAAAGTAACAGTATCCCCAACAACAGCAGAAATAGAAGAAGGAACAATCACATCATTCTGAATATTAACTGCGACTGTTTTAGGAGTCGTATCTGTATATCCAGTTCCTCCAGTAGATACTGCTATTCCAGCAATTCCACCGTCTACTAATTGCACAGAAGCGGTTGCTGGTGTACCGGGTGTTCCTCCAGTAATAGCAACTGTGTCTGCCGCGACATAACCTGATCCGCCCTCTGTCATAACTATTCGATCAACTGTATCATCTTCTTTAAGATAAATTGTGCCAGCCGCAAGACCTCCAGTGCTTGTTGCGAATGTAAGAGTAAGTGTAGGATTGACTGTGTGAGTAGTGAGTGTTACTGGATGAGTATGAGCGCCTGAAGTTGCAGTAAACTCAAAAGAACTATTAAAAGAGTTCCATACTACAGTTTGATCGTGAGTATGTCCTCCTTCAACCGTTGTTGAAACGACAGAACCGCCGCCCATAACTGTATTGACTTCTGTTTGAGTTAAGTGAATTGTATGAACGTGACCGTTACCTCCATCTGCTACATCTACTTCCCAGTATCCATTATAACCTACTCCAGGATTTATCAAGGTACAAGCGTTAACTATACCATTTTTAATAGTATGAGAACACGATGCCTTTGTTTCAGAAGAACCAGTAACATCTACAGGACCCAAATCAAATGCTCTCGCGGTTGCATTAACAGAATACCTAGTTCCGCCTGATGACATAGTAACATCTGAAACACCGTCATCATAGACAGCAGTAAGTATAGCTCCAGTACCTGTTTTATCACCTGAATCAATTGTGTATGCGTAAGTATCAGAAAATCCAACATCATCAGAGATATAAACTTTATAAATCAGTCCGTCAGATAGATCGGCATCATAAGACTCTCCAGCAATGTTGTATTCATAAGAACGAGTCAAATCATCTAAAAGGGCGACATCGGGGGTAACATATTCTTCACATTTAAGAGGAGTGTCGTGATCTCCACCAGATCCATCTACGTCACTTGCGTGGTCAGCCGCAACTACTCCATATCCAGTTACTGAAGATGAAGAATCGTGACAATAAGACTGACTAGGTTTAAATAGTATTGTTTCATAGTCTTGAGCGAAATTATTATTAACTCCCTTGTTGTAAACTGTAGTGCCATCTATTTCAACAATACTAACAAAATCTCCATCTTCGATTCCGCCCCACATCAATGCGGATTCTTTTCCTCGTCTTAGAATAAGTTCTGGATTATCAGTATCAGGAACAGAAGCATTATTCAAAATAGTTAATTCTTCTGCTGGCTCACCATCTGCTTCGTGACCACTAACTCTGAATGAAAATACATTACCCGCCGATTCGTTTCTAAACGCATCATATGCTTTAATTTTTTCGACTGATGGAGTATCTTCTGGACTTATTTCTAATCTCAAATGTTGAAGAAAAGGACGAGGCTCACCAAAAATTTGCATTGATTCACCAAAAGACAGAACTTGTCCATCAAGAGGCTTGTAATTAATGTGATGAGTAATATTAGGACCTTCGTGAGCGAATATAACATCATTGTTTGAATCATACAGATAATTATCAAATGAAATTTCCCGAGTCATTGTGATTGCGGCCATTAGTTCATTTGTCTGATGAACAGTATAACCTGACTCTGAGCCTGATGTATATTGTGAAAGAGTTACTAAAATATCTGCGAGGGCTTGGGCGATGAGAGCATCTTGAGATATAACGTGAGCAGTATAATCAGCTTGTAATTGACCTAACGTAGTCGTAACGTTGGCTTCTTGTAAATTAGCGTGATTAGAGAGAATGGCTCCAGCATCGTTTGCCCAAGGAACAAAGATTGTATTTACGAAACCTTGAACCTCATCGTTCATATAGGTTTCAACAGAAGCCATTGCCGTATTAGTACGAACAACAACTTCGTTTTTAAAGGTATTTTGTTGATTTTCTAGGGGAGCAGAAACATTATCATTCAACCAGCCTTTCATTGAAGACGCCATAGCATTCAATTTGCTAGGTATCATTACCGCTGGTGTATTGGTATATATCTCTACTTCTTCGGTAAAGGCCGTGACATCGATACTGTCAAATGTAATATCTGGTATGTCATTAAACGGGTCGACCGCGGTAGTAATGTTTGATAATGTTACTGACATTTTATTTTATCTCCAAAATTTAATTCTTGATATATTTATAATACTATTTATATAATCATCTCAATTTTTTTAGACTATTAAAGACCGAGTAGAATATTACTATATGTAGCATAGGTACCATCTGGTCTCGTTATTTTTACAATATAATCTCCATCTGGCGGAATACCAGCTATGCCGTTAATATCATTAGCACTATTTACGATAGAAAGTGCGGTTGAACCCTGTACTCCGGGATTGTAATAAAGCTCTGGAGTCCATATCGTACCCAGTCCATTGTAATCCCACATTTCTACTGTACATAGGGTATTAGCGCCATCGTTGTCAAATTCTTCTCCATTTATAATCCAAGCCGTTGCAGGCGTGGCTCCGTTGGGAACAACAGAATCGATTCTGATATGTCTGGGCAGAATGTATCCCCATATTCTGATTCCGTGTCCAGATTCGCTCCGTGTTGGATCCCAAGATCCAAAGGCAACACCATCGTGTTGATTGCCGTAATTTCCGGAAATCGCACTACCAGGAATCGCACTCGCTTTTTCTGTGAATGTATCTCCGTTCGGATTTGTCACCGTTACATCATAATACATTACTCCGAATTTGTCTCCTCCGATACTAGCATCGTGTCCGACTGGAATATCATCAACAGTCACAGAAGCCGTTAACTCTGTAGAAGATACCCAAGTAAGGAGAGGAGCTTGAGCAGTATTGTATCCATAGATGTTAGAATTATCTCCTCCTGCCAAGTAATTTTGTGGATGATCTTCTTGGGAAGATTTTTGTACTGTTATAGAACAAGCGGGATCAAATCCAATTCCAAATATTTTGAATTCTGCTGTATTAGGAACGCCATCCTTTTGACCTCCTGAACCATAACCATCTTGATAGTTTCCGTATACTTGTCCATTATCTCGTATAACCGGATCAGATTGATACACCGAGATGATTCTCATAGTATCATTTACACTAAATGGCGTGTGATAAGTAGAATAATCGCCTGCTGTATTTGTAATGATCCATTCTTGATCTCCTAGAGGAGTTCCAGCAGTAAGTTCAAATGCAACTTTAGTAGGTAATAGAACTGCCGATGTAATTTGCTCGATTTCGCCAATTGTTATTACCCAATCCAAATCAATACCTTCTCCAGTTGCTTCGACCGATGTTCCCGCAATAGCGGTTACATCTGTCATATCCCAAACTCCTCTTTGAGCATTACAAGTTATTTGAGATCCAAAAGCTGGGAGGAGACCTCCAAGTCCATCTTGACAATGAGCATCAACTGTAGGAGTCCATACTGATCTTGGTGCTATACAACTTGCTTCATCTGTAAATCCAAGGTCAGAACAAGTACCGAGAGTCCAAGTATTTCCTGCAGAAGTCCAGGTATTACCTGCACTTGTCCAAGTTTCGCCACCACTTGTGCAGGCAGACTCATTATTGTTATAAATCGGATCTGTACAAGTTCCTTCACCGAGACAACTTGATTCGTTATTGTCGTGAGTAGCATTAGAACAAGAACCTTCTCCTTCACAGTCTCCTTGGTTATATAACAAACCATTAGAACAAGAACCTGGGGTCCACGTTCCGTTAGGTTCTATACAATTTACTTCAGTTATATAGGTTGGATCAGAACAATATTCAAATACCTCTAAATACCACTCTCCATTAGGTTCGGCACAAGTGGCCGCTGTAGTGTACGCTGGTAGAGGATCTCCTGTAATGTAATCACTACAAGATGGAGTTACTGTCAATACTGATCTGGTACCAATTTCAACACTCAAAGTATCAATTCTAATAGGTGGATTCAAGACATCGGTTTGTCGTTTATTAAGATCATAGTAATCTTCAATTATAGATTCTCCAAACGATTCTATAGTACGCATTCCTGCAATAGGCATCCCAAAATAATCCATATTTTCTTGATCAAGATGCTGAACCCTCCATCTTTCTTCCCCTCCAACTGGAATTCCGAACACATTCATTGAACGTGCGAGAAGCAAATATTCATCGGATGAAAGATTTGGAATAGTCTTGACTGAAATATTATCCCAGTAAGTAAATCCGTTACCAGTAGTAGAAAGTGTTAAGAATGCCACTCCAGTTACTGGAGCAGTAAAAACAAACTCTTTATTTCCAATCGTATCGTTTGCGACAATTGCCTGACTTCCATATTGATCTGAATCAGGTGAAGGTCCAATCTTCACTACAGAATCAGTAGGTCTATCAACATTGTAAGATACTTGATAATTCATACCATCTAGCATTTCAAAACTGATATGTGCGATTCCTCTTACACCAGTACCAGTTCCAGCAGTATAAATTTGTTCCGATAACTGATCGACATAAGCGGCGGCCCCTTGCTGAGGTGCAAATGTCCAATGCTCTTCGATTTCTCTTACAGAAACATCATCAACGCTTCCTTCAAAACCAATTTGAGAGTAATATGGACTGTAAGTTTCTTGATAATTATTATCTACATCTGCAACAAAGTGAATAAGGGAATCGTGGGCACCAGCTCTTACGTGATGGACCATTTCTCCTTGATGAACAAGTCCTGTAGAATTGTGATCATATGTTGGAATTTCTTCTTCATACAATTTAACGTGTGCAATAACACCAGTACCATTTACTCTAACAACAACATCAGGAGTATTTTCACCAATTATATTGATATGATGAATTCCACTTTCTGTGATTGTGCCTTGAATCACTCCGTCTAAAAGTAATTCTATAGTTGGATTATTTGCAGTTGTTCCTGTCAATGTTAAATCAGTATGTCCTTCTGGAATAGTTTGACTAATTAGAACCCATTCAAGAGCGATATATCCTAGAGTAAATATGTGAGTATAAGTCTCTGCGTGATAACCATCGGACTGAGGAAAATCTCGTGTTCGAGATTCATCTGCCATCAAATAATCTGCATCAGCCTGAGTTATCTGGAATGTATGTGAGTGAGTTCCGGATGGTCCTGGTCCAACTTGAAAATTTAAAATATTCCAGGTTTCTAAAGTAGCATCAAGCGTAGCTTCGTAATGATTATTCTTAACAAGAGAACTAGGAAGAGTATAAGTTGCAGTACCATTTGTTGAAGAAGCAAATGCTAGTTTTTCATTAAGGATTTGTACATCAATCCCACTCATTGTCCAGTTAATTAATGCTGGATCAGTAATATCAAAATTCCAGTTAGCAATAAGAATGTTAGGATTATGTCCAAGGGCAACTCTTAATCGTCCAGTCATACCATCGTTATTGGGGTCGAGGTCTGACAAGCTATATTTGACTTCGTATAATTTCCCTGCATCAAATCCTACAGTTTGGTTAATCTCTGTAGCGGATGCAATAGAACCATCAATATATGCTTTACCTCCTGCAGTAGCGGCCCATCCTTCGCCCATATACCAAGCATTCTGACCAGTGACACGTTCTCTGATTGAAGCATTATCAATCTTACCCATTCCTGTGCTGGCTAGTCTGAATATTGTAGAATTAACAGGAGCAACAATTGTTTCTGTATAATGTCCAACTACAGTATTAGGAGTACCATCAACAGTTGTGTCACCTATGATAGATGCTTTGATTGTTCCGTTCGGTGCTCCAAATTCATCTTTGAAATCTTCAATAATATCATATTGAATTTCATAAGTAACTCCGTCTAGAACTGTCCCAGTAATAAGTTGCTCAATGTATCCTGCATCTGTATTTTGGGTAAATGCGGTGCCTCCTTGTACTTGCCAAGAGCCAGTCTCTGTCCAAACAACTTCTTTGAAAGTTACGTTATCTAGTTCAATATCTGATCTTTGATGGACATCTACACTAATATAGACTATAGCAGTTCCAGTAAAATTATTTGTAACAAGAAATTGTTCTGAGTTAATACCCGGAATCATTGCCAACGCATCAATATATTGTACAGTTCCAAGTTCAATATTCATTGCTTGAATATTTGGAATATACCCTGGGCCGGTTGCTGTCGCTAGATTACCAGTTCCAAGAATATCTGCTTGAGTTCCCGCTACTGGGAATGCGTATTCTGGTTCTGGTTGTACTTGAAAGTAATTGGGTCCAGTTCCGTTATCTACAAGAATCTTATCTAGAACGTGTAGCGGAGTATACATATTATCTTGACCGTGGTGATAATAAACGTGAATATCTTCACCAGCATTAGTTACAGGTACATCAATAATATTAAATGTTCCTACCATCGAGGCGTGCCAAGCACATTGATAATACAATGTATCTGGTGCTACTGAAGGTACATTAAATTCACATACTTCGTATTTTAGAGCCCCGGTACCATCAGCACCAAAGTTAGATGAACCAGAATATGACTGATCTCCAGGTCCTTCTTCAGCCCTTGTACCTGTAACACCTAATAGATACTCACCAAAGTAACCACCAGGTGTAAAGTGAGAACCATCATCAGTAGTAATGTAGAATGGATGTCCTGCGGCATTAACTCTGAATCGATATGTACCACCACGATATAGATTGATTGTCCGGTTAGTACCTTCAATCATTCCTTCTTTGTCAAATTTGTATAATCCTTGATCTGCTTCAACAGCATAATATCCGTTGACTGCTCCGGGCGGAACAAATGGTCCTAGTCCAGAATTTCCATCTGAACCTGTCAGTCCAAAATCTTCTGGAATTCTCCACGTAAATTCTTTTGAGAAGTTACCAATCCATTGAGATGCTCTCCATTGAGCTAATCCAACATCTCCAAATAATGGATTCAATGCTTCACAAGTCGTGTAGTCATCAATGCCATTGTAATACCAACCATCTACATCTAACTCTTCACACCACCCTGGAAGATTCATACATTCTGGGAATGGTTGATCTGATACCCAAAGTCCTGGATCTTCGTCTGTATTAACGAAATCGTTGTGATCACCTGAAATAATAGTGATACCGTGACTTGCATTTTTAGAGATACAATGATAACCTTGATCTGGATCACCTATTCCCCTTGTCATTCCTGCTTGTACTAAGTTATCCCAACCTGCTCCAGGTATTGCTTTAATACCCGCGGCGTGCAAATACATTGACATAGGTGCACCCGTAAATGGATCAATCATCGTAGCATAACCAGAATGATGCCAAGCATTGTTTAAGAAGGTGTAAGTACCACCTCTGAATAAGTCGAATCCTCCGACAATTCCGTCATTACCTCCAAAGCTGTCGGCTACTGCTTCATCTCTTTGATAAGGATAATAAATTATGTCGCTCCGATCATACCAAGTCCATAACCAAGGAGTATCTTGGGCACCCTCTGTAGTCGTAGCGTTCGGATCGTTAAATGTTAGGGATGTTTGTGTATCTACTACAATAGGTAAATGGTCAGTTGGACCATATCCATCACCGAGAGCAACAACTGTGTGGTCTCTCATTTCTCCTGGCAATTCAGTAGGAGTATATGGTAATGGACCAGATGGTAACTGAACAATATCACCAACCTGTAATCCGTGATTCTGTGATTTAACAGTACGTGGCCGTGACCAGAGCATTTCAACTCCTGTGCCTAAGGCTTGATCACCAATGTGATTTGTTAAATCTCTTTCGACTTCAAATCTATAAGATGCCATATCAGCGACAACTTCATAAGATTCAACAACATTATATTCAGTTGGTGTAGTACCTTCAGCATTCACCAAAGGATAAATTACTGTTTCTGTTAATACAAAGTTATCCTCGTCAATAACAAAATCAACATAATAGTTAGTATTACCGTGATGAATGCCAAGATAAACATTTTGATAATGAACTCTGTCGCCCGCTAAAAGACCGTGTACATCACATACTACTCCACGTTCTTTCTTAACATAGCCCGTAATGTCTGTGAATGGAAGTGCGATAGATGTAGGATTGTTATCATCTCCACCAAGAGCAAAGTTATAATGTCCAACTGTGAATTGAGAAGAACCTGGATACCAGACTCTATCAAAATCGTGAATATGAA